CTGGCAATTAAAATAAAAGGAGGCGATAAGAAAAATGAAAGTTCTGATAAGGGAATATCTTTTTTCTTTGGAGTATACAGTCCCTGAAGATTTTCCTAAGGTAGTATCGAAATTTGCAATACAACCTGGTTGCCAAGTTGTTCCCCATTGGTGGCTTGACCAGGTTGATGGTCAAGAGGTGCTTGTAGGGTTTGAAAAACACCCTACTTGGATCTATGAACAAGCAAAAAAACAAGAGGAGGAATAAAAATGTTAATTAACGAAAGTTGCAACAATGAAATGGAAAGTGTAAAAGAAGAAATAAGAAAGATTAACGAAAGAGTTACGAGGCTTGAGGAGCTTAGTAACAAAAAGAAAGTGGAAATAGGAAAAATGAAAGTGATAAGCAAGAAGATTTGCGGTTTGCCTATTAGGTGGATCGCATTAGCGAATGGCGCGAAATTATTTATCCCCTCACAGTTGGGGGATGAAATAGAATTCCCCTTATCTGGGTATGAAATTTCGTATATGGAAAATCTTTTTGATTATAGATTACAAACCAAAAGTGTCGCAAAAATTTATTTGTTCTGTAATTTAAAACTGGTTATAAGTTGTTATAACCAAATTATAAAACATGGTCCCATAAAGGTTGTCCACCTGGAGGGGAATGGCAGCTTGCTTTCGTACTGGGTTGGGGGGAATTTTGAAGAAAACGGGAATTTACCTGTTGTCTTTAGAAGTAAGAAAGAAAATAAAAGGCTCCTGTGGTCACCCGATTGTGGGTTTCGCACAATTTCTTATAGGGATTTACAGTCCCTCATATAAAACAAAGGAGGTAACAAAATGTTTAAAGCTATTCTAAGCACTACCGTCCTACCATTGGACGGCACTTATCAAGTCAAAACGCTTGATACTATTCCAGATGTCAAGGGGGTGACTCACTTTATTGGTCATCCTGCAACCCGTGAGATTGTAGAGAACTTAGGAGCAGTTCCAACGCTCCAGAAGTTATTCAAAGGCTTGGAAGTGGGCGAGCAAGCCTTATGTTTTAGCATCAAGCAAGACCGAACAAATCGTAAAGACAACGGCTTTACGGCTCCGCATCAGGATGTGACCTTGTCTGATTTAAGTATCAGATTAATAACAAGAATAGAATAGGAGGAGCTAAAATGAATAAGATATTTGAACAGATGAACGAAGAGCTGGAAGAAGTCTGTCAGAATTTGGATAGGTTGTCAGATGAGAAGTTTTTGTTTGACAATCCGAATTATTTTGAACGCTGGCAGAGACAACAAATAGACGATCCCCCACTGCAATAGTGGGGGGATTTGCTATATAATAAAAAGGAGAAGAAAAAATGAAGATTAAAATGCAGAAGAATAGACAGAATGCAGTGATAGATGGCTACGAAGTGCCAGAAGACTTCATAGAAGTTGTAAGGCAATACGTTCTACCATCAACACAGACGCCTAAGTGGTGGCTGTGGTGGGAAGATGAAGATTACGAATATGAATGGGGGTTTGAATTTAGCCCGTTAGCTTTATATTATGAAGCAGGTTGTAGTAAAGGGTTTAACTTCCCATATTAAAATCAAGGAATAAAATGGAAGGCAAGATAAAAATAAAAGTTTTGGAGGATTATAAAAATGAAGATTGAGCTTAAAACGAAGGAACTAAACAAGATTATCCAGGATTTATCAAGAAACATCAAGAAGCACCCAGTAGAAACATTGAGAAGCATTCAAATATCAGCCAAAGATAAAAATATGATATTCAGAACTACAGATTTGGAAGCTGAGACTATTTATAATTTTGGCATTGAAGAAGATATAAACATAGAACCAATTCTTGTAGAATCAAGCGAGATATCAAGCTTAATTAAAAACTATCCAAGCGAGAATATCACATTAGAATTTGAGGACGAAGAATTAAAAATAGAAGGAGAAAACATATCAGCAACAATACCAACAAAAAAAGATTCAAACTATCCAGAACAAATTGATATATCTGGAATAGAACCAAAAAAGATCTACTTCTCACTGATAAAACAAGCAATAGAAACAGTCGTCAACTCAAGCCCACAAGACGCAAATTCTAAAATGGGCGGGGTAAACATTAAGACAAATGGCAAAGAGGTATCAATCGCAGCCACAGACGGCTTTAGACTGGCACTTTATAAAATGTATTTAGATGAAGAATTAGATATGAATTTTACTATATCTAAGAAGTGCGCACAGGAGATAATAAAATTTGATGTAGTATCGCTAATGTCATATCAAACAGATTCTCACTGGATACTGTCAACCAACGATAAAACAATTGCAGTTAAAAAACTTAATTATGAATATCCAAACTATGAGAAGGCTATCCCAACAGACAATAAACACAAGGTCGCTATTAATAGAGAAGACTTTATCAAGAAGCTATTGTTTGCATCGTCGCAGTCTGAATTGATAAAGCTAATCATAAAAGATAATGTTCTAACTGTGCAATCTTCAGACACAAGAATAAATACAAAAATAGATATTAGAACAGTGACAGAAGTTGCGGATATTGAATTCACATTCAAGTCACAATATTTAATTAGCGGGCTTAGGATTTTTGACACTGAAGATGTGCTATTCACTTACAAAGATAACAATGATAAACCAATAACAATAGAAAATGAAGTCAAAACAGGTTATGTAAATATTCTTTATATAACAATGCCAACAAAACCAGAAAGATAGGTAAAAGAATTAAAATAGGTGTATAATAGTTGTTATAGCTCCCCAGCTATAAGATACTTCTTCAAAGGCCGTCTCTTTATGAGGCGGCTTTTTATTGTAGCGTATCTGGTTTGCAAATATACAAATTGTTTTTTGCTCTTGTCATTCCTACATATTTAACCCGCCTAAAGTATTCAACATTGTTTGTGTCAACACACGAAGCGTCAAAATGCAAAAATACATCCTGAGCCTCTAAGCCTTTAGCTGTATGTATCGTTCCAATCTTTACATTTGGGTTAGCACCAAAAACTTCTTTATCAAAATTCCTTTTCCATTTTTCAAATTGCACTTGTTTTTCTTTTGTTAATAATTCTTTTATATAGCCTTTTTTAACATAATCAGCAAGTGTTCTGAAGAACGGCATCTCTTTGAGGTCGCTTGTGTTAAATGTGTTTGCACTAAAAAACTTCTTCAACATTATCCTACCGCCGTATCGTTCAGTGACACTGCCTTTTATCAAATCGATTACTGTATCCACATTCTGTTTACTTACTTTGATATTTTCTTTTTTTGTTAGCATTCTTAAAAAGATATAACCAGTTATCAAATTGGTTGGTGTGGTGTTTTTGCTATCTAATCTTGTCGCTAAAATGCCGTTCGCAAATAGTTTTTTATATAAATTCTCAAAGTCATTAATATAATATGTCAACAATAATGTTTGCCTTTTGGGATTCAAAAAATTGATTATATTGTTATAGTCGATGTATTGCACACAACCATCATTGTGCAAACCTTGTATAAACATATATTTATCACGAACCACATTCTTGCTGATTAATTCCATTGCTGCGTTTGATACTGCTTTTGAGCACCTAATTGATTGCGTTAACCTTACCGTTTCGTCTGCCTTGAGCTTGAGCATAACCTCAGGAGTGCTGCCAGCCCACTCAAAGATGTTTTGGTCAATATCTCCCGCAACTATCAATGTTTTACGGATATTGATATTCTGGATAATCTTCCACATTAGCGGGGTGATGTCTTGAAATTCATCTATGATAACCGTGTCAAAAACGCCCTTGTAACGCTTTTTACCTTCAACTAATATGTCTGTATAGTCGTAGCCTGTTTCTTGCAGCAGTGCGTCAAATTTGTTGTATGTGGTGATATAGTCCTGCGGTGATACTGGCAAAAAATTATGCAAGACATATTGCTCAGGCGTCTCATCCATAAGTTTTTGGATACTAAAATGGCTATATAAAACATTGCCTAATGACTCGTTGGTCAGAAACTCAGGACTTCTAAATATCTCAACCCTGTTATCGAACGGCTCATATGCAATGTCTAACTTAGCAAACATATTCCTAATTTTGTGTTGTGTCAAAAAATTGCTTAATTTGAGCTCTCTTGAGATAAAAGAATGCAAGGTAGTAATTCTTATGTTCTCATTGTTTATTATGCTCTCTGGCAGTTTTTCGGCTATACTGGCTCTTGCAGACCTTGTAAAAGAAGTAATAAGTGTATAGCCAAGCTCATTGATGTTCTTCTCAATATATTTAGCCAGCCAGCGTGTTTTACCACTGCCTGGACAACCTAATACTTTGATTGTCTTCATAATATCCTCACTCCTGGTGTGTTTTTTATCCGATAAAACATCTCTCTAATCTTCATATCTTCTTTTTGTTCTTCTTCTGATTTTGGGTCGGTTTCATCTGGCAGTCTTCGTTCAATTTGTCGGTATAGTCTACAGGCTAAAAGCGCACCCATTACCCTATCGTCATTATGCCCTGATCTGGCAGATAATGTATCTTTTTCTATGTTCTTTAATTCGTCAATCAGTTCTGGAGACCTGATAGTTATCATCTCACTTGATATCAAGCCCTTTAATATGTCTGTCATTAATTCTTTTTCTTCACGGCTTGTTTTGGTGCCCAATGAAGAAAATCGTGGAGACAAAGAATCAGCCCTGCCATAAAGATATGATCTTGATTTGCGGATATTTTTTGTAATTAGCTCCTGAATGTCTTTAATTGCTGAATCATATTGTATACTTTGTAGCATTTTAAATGCATCCTTCATTCGTCGTTGGACATTCATACCTGGACCCGTCACCTCAACATTATATGCTGCTCCATTATACAAAGAGCATAAGAACGCCAAATAAAAAACCAGCTCATCTGAAGGAATAGAATTATCTACAAGCTCCGCCACCTGCACTATCTGGCTTTTACTGGCCTTCCAGATGCTAATAACTGCATTATCGCTATCAGGATTAGCTGCTCCTGTTGGGTCACATCCAACAATATATGCTGCGCCGTTTTTTGGTAGTTCCCAGATAGTCAATGTTGGCTCGTGTGTTGTGAATATTCTTAGCCGTGAAGGTTGGAACTTCTCAAAATCAAGCCTAACCTTCAACTCGTATTCTATTTTTTTTGGTTCGTATATCTTTTCTAACTGTGCAAAATCATAGCACCTAAGCTCATTAGTTAGCTCCCAAGCTTCGTTTTCAGTCGAAGGATATTCTTGTGCCATAGCTTGATCGTCACTTCCATAACTTTCGTGCAACTTCCAAAAATACCAAGCCCATTGCTCAGGCTGAATTTTATAGCCATACTGTTCCATAACCTTCCTTTGAATCTCTTCTGCATACTCTGATTCTGCTTCTTCTGCATATGTTTCATATATCTTTGACCGTTTATCTACTTTATATAAATCGTGATGCCACCAGCTTAAAAACAGGCTACAGGATGTAGCGCTAAACTTTGAATCTTCGTATTCAGTCATAAAGTGATTTTCACCGTGCGGTGAGCTTTCATAAATTAAATACCGCAATGGATTAGTCTCAGGCAGTGACGCCTGCAAGGCATTCAGTGGCAAGACATTGTCATAAAAAGCTACCTCAGTGGCGTGTAATGCCACTGAGGATGAGCTTCTGCCTTCTGTTTCTGCGTCAGCTCCTCTGCTTTTGATTGCATAAAGCATTATCGAAGAGCCATTAGCAAATCGAATATTTGTATTGTTGTTAATTAGCATTGGATGTTTTCTTTTCATTGTTGATAACATTTGGCTGTATCTTGAACGGAATTCTCCGAAGTATTTACCGTTATGGACTAAAAACGATAATTCAAAGGCGTTGAACATCTGCAAAAAATACAGGTTAATCAGCATTGATTCTGTTGATATTGCTGACTGTCTGCATTTTAATATGACTATTTTACTGCGTTCATCTGACTTCATTTTAAAGAATTGCTGACAAAAAAGCTTTTGGGTTAGGAGCTTATTCTTCCAGCTTTGTCTAACCCAGCCTTTTTCTTTTGTCGCAACCCACACATTAGAAGTAAACTTCAGATACTTCTTGAATTCATTATTCCAATCAATCATTTAAATGTGACACTGCACTCTTCACCATCCCCTCTGCCTCTATAAAGTTCTTAGCCCAACCTTTTTCTGCAATATGCTTTGCTAATGCTTCTATATACACATCTTCTATTTTGCCGTCTTTGTCTTGCTTTGACCTCAAGGCGTTTTTGATTTTCTCAAAAACTACTTGAGATTGTTTATCAGGCGTTGCCATATTAATATTTGGTATAATTTTTGACATTTCTTTTGATCTTAAGTCTCTTGTCCAGCACAATTCTTCGATGTCGTCGCTTAGTTTAACTCTTTTTTTATTAAAGCCTATCTTTTCTAAGCCGTCTATAATATCCTGTTTACCGTAGCCACCTAAAATAGGTATCTTTCTCATCATCTTCAACGATGAATAGGTAATTGCTACTTCTTTATTCTCAAGAATCAGCAAATAAAATCTTGATACATAGGTGTTCAGGAATGTTTCAGCTGAATTTGTCCACGCATAATTGCTATATGGTGATGTAATTACACGAAGAGCGTTCAAAAACGAACGCTCTTCTTCTAAGCTATTTTCAAGTATTTCTTCATCGGTTTTTTTCATTTATTGTCTCCTTCAAATATATCATCTTCAGTAATGCTGTCTATTTGGTCTGTCAATTGCTTCAAAAATTCATAACAACCAATAGCGTGGAATGATTTCATTATCTCTTTAATCATTCCATCCGTCGGAAGGTCTGTATCTATATTTATTTTGTGATCTTTGATGTAATTAACTAACAAAGAATGGAATGAGCCAGCGTCCATCATATTCTGAATGCCGTTCCAATCACAATACTTTTCAGTTAGCGAACGAATAGCACTCATAGCTTCTTTTTTATTGAGCTGTGATATCTGCTTTTTAAGCACTTCTTTCTCAAATTTTTCTGCAGTCATTCCTGTTTTCTTCAGCAAAGTAAATATAAAACTTCTTTGCTTATCAGACATTAACTCACTGCCTGTTTGTGGTTGCGGTTGTGATGTTGGTTGTGGATTCGGTTTATAAGTGCTTGGTTGTTTTTGTGGTAGCGGCTCTGTGTTAGCGTCGCTATCTTCGTCAGTCGTGATTCCTAAGAGTGCAGAAATCGCATACCTTTTTGCGTATGTAATTGCTGCTCCACACTCTTGAGTATAGTTGATTTTTTCATCCTTACCTTGAATCGGCAAGTATGTTTCTACATCGCCTAAAACTGAATCACCAGATTTGCAATCAATAATAGAAGTGACAACCCTAATCATCTTAGGGTTGTCTAATAAAGCAGTTGCCTTCTGAACAAGCACAAATTCATACTTGTTCAATATCTCAATTACCTCTGGTAAAAATCCTTCCAATGGCGCATACTTATATTTGTATGCTGCCTTAGTTCTTTTTACCTCTATTTTATTTATTTCTTGTTGTGCCTGTAAAAATCTATTAAACATTATTATTCTCCTCCTTTTCTTCTTTTTGTGCTAAAGCTCTTTCAAACCAAAAGTCCTTAGATTTTGTCACCTCTTCCAGATTTGCTCTTAGGTTTTTGTTCTCTAACAACACCTCTAAAAGCAGTTCCTTTAACTCTTCTTTTGTGTAGTCTTTCATTTTTGTTACCTCCTTTTGTTTGATATATAACAATATAAATTATGCAATAAAATATGTCAAACAAGTATTATTTATGATTTGATAAAAATTGTTTGTTTGATTTAACATCATATGTAGTTTATCATATCTATATCACAAACAAAAGGAGGATCCAAAATGTCAAATCTAAGAGTATCAAGTGTCGGGGGGAGCTGTTTGAAGAAGATCCAGTTAGAGTATAAGGGTGCAGAGCCCACATATTCTGACTACATTCTCAAAGCTTTTGAGGATGGCAATATGCACGAACCATCTGTTATTAGGTGGTTTGAGCAAAAATACAACACTACGGTTGGCTTTAAAGGAGAGAACCAGCTGACACTTCGTATCAACGACTATCTAACAGGCCATCCAGATGGGTATATCCCGAACCTTCCAGACGATAAGAATTCATATTTGCTTGAATGCAAGGCTCTGAGACAACGAGCTATTTTTGAATTACGAGCACAAGGCTTGCAAAAATCACATCCACATTACTATACACAAGTGCAGATTTATATGTATGGAATGCTAAAAGAAGGATATCCATTAATTGGTTGTTACTTCGTCGCCAGGAACAAAGAGAAGTTTGTTAACGGCGAGTATGACACATATGTAGAGATTGTGCCATACAATGAAGAATTCGTAGAAGCCACTTTACAAGAAGTTGAACAAAAATATGCCGTAGCTATTGGCGAAGATATAGAACCGCCAATGCATCCAAACGACAATTGGGAATGTAGATATTGCGGTTATTTGCATATCTGTCACCCGCTTTGGTCACCACCTAAAAAAGAATCTACCATAAAAGACTTAGACTTGGAATCAAAGATAGTCAGGTTAAAAGAGATACAAATACAAAGGCAGCTTTTAGAGGCTGAAGAAAAAGAATTAAAGGAAGCAGTATTAAGTGCCACATCGGTTGGCACAACGAATATATCAAATTATATAGTAAAGGTAACTGAAGTAAGGTCTGAACGATTGGACACAAAGGCTATCAAATCGTTTATACCGCCAGATAAATTTAGTCAGTTTGTTAAACAAAGCACATATAAAAGATTGACTATATCAGAAGTAGAGGAGGAGCTATAAAATGAGAAATAATAAGAAAGTAGAACCACATTCTTTAGAAGCAGTTTATTTAGAGTACAAACGAAAATCAAGGGCTGGTTTACTTGGATCTGTACCAACGGGGTTTAAAAAAATAGATGACCTCTTGGGTGGTGGCTTATTAAGAGGAAGCTTATATATAATTTGTGGTAAACCAGGTATTGGTAAGTCCACTTTTTGTGTCCAAATGATGTATCAGATGTTAGAAAAAGGATACAATGTTATTTATGTGACAACTATAGGAGAAGAGTGGAATTTGTCTACGAAACTGCTTTATCTTGCTTATATGTTTGACCAAAAAAAGGTGAATGGCAAAGTTGCTTTCAATTTAACCCAAGCACGGGACAATAAATTTAAAGATGTAAAAGAAAGCGCAAAAAAATTATTGGATAAATGGGGTAAGTCTATTTTTTTTGCCAGAACAAGTAGTATGGAAGAAGTAAAAAGAGTTGTTGAAGCAGTACCAAAACCTATTCTTATAATCGACTTTATCCAAGATATGCAAATAGCAGATGAATATCAACACTACGATTTAAGGAAATCTGCTGTCTTATCAGAAATAACCGAACTAAAAAATAATTTTTATATACCTATTATTGGAATACCTATGGATGATGCAGAGTATTATGAGGACGATGCAACAGCTTTTTTCCTCTTAACTGAAGATGATGTATGCGATATAAAATCAGACCCTGATACCAAACCTATGGTGCTTGAGTGTATCAAAAATAGATTTGGTGAAAGAGGAGAAATTAGGCTAAAATTTTATCCAGAATATGCCTTTTTTGAGGAGGAGTTATAAAATGCGCATAAAAAACTTATTTAAAGAAGTTCCATTTTTAAAAGAGGGATTTTTTGTTCTTTGGTTTATGTGTTTGGCTTTTGCAATTATTTGCGGTTTTATAAGTTTTTGTATTTTTTTAGGTAATGTTTTATTGTTAGGAAGCTTAAGATGAAGTTCACATTAATGGGACATCCAGCGACAAAGAAGAATAGCTCAATTATAGTCGGGCATAGGTTATTACCTTCAAAGGCATATAGAACCTATGCCAAGAAGTGCAAACAACAAATAAAAGCAATGAAATTAGACACTTGCACAGAATTGTATGGCGATTGCACATTGGAATGCAAAGCCATATTTTATTGTAAAGATAAACGCAGAAGGGATTTGGTAAACCTAATGCAGGCTTTAGCTGATATTCTTGAAGATAGTGGTATAATTGAAAATGACGCACTGATTATCTCTTGGGACGGCACAAGAATGGTTTGTGATAAAGAAAACCCACGAGTTGAAGTTGAATTAACACCATTTATAATCTAAGGAGGCTAATTATGAATTTAGGAACTGCTAAAAAAATTGTTTTAAGGTATTTGCCTTGTGGAACTACTTATGTAGGGAATGGTTATGTTGTCAGGAAGAATTCAAACAGTATCTTGTATTTGTTTGATGTAGAAACAGTGCTTGAGGTGACAAGTCCTGACATAGAAGAATTGGAAGCTCTAAAAATGAATGTTATTCAAAACATTACAGAACCATTCTTCGAAGCACAAGGTTATCACTGGCAGTTAGGTGCTGACTTCCTAAGAGGCAGTAAAAGAGAGACAAAAAAGCTGCCAAACAAAATAGGTAATATTGATTAGCTCGTATGTTATATTGCTCTCAATTGTAGCTATGTTTAATTCACATGTAATACACTATCAAATACCAAAGACACAGACTGCAATAGTTACTGCATATACTTGCGGATATGAGAGCACAGGTAAAAGGAATGGAGATAAAGGTTATTGCTTAACTGCCAGTGGTTATAAGCTGACACCAAAAGATAGTTATAAGATAGTAGCAGCAGATCCAAAATACTATCACTTTGGGCAAAGAATTTACTTAGAAGGGATTGGAGAAGTGATAGTTGAAGACACAGGAGCAAGTATCAAGGGTAAAAATAGATTTGATATTTTTATCAATGATGTAAAAGAGGCAAAAAAGTTCGGAATAAAGAAATTGAGGTTAGATTAAGGAATAAGACACGCTCAAAATCGAACGAGGTTGAGTTGAACGAGAGATGAGACGATGAATTATATGTCTCATCTCTTTTTTTTAACTGTGAGCTAAAATTAAGCAAATCAATAAAAAACCCTGCCTGAGGAGGATAACAGACAGGGAAACAAAAGGAGTGTAACGAATGCTTGAACCCGAACCCCGAATATATTATAACATAAAATTATTTTGTCAACACATTGAATCTTTTAATGCAAAACTCACTTAAGTCATTTAACCAGCTGACTTTTCCAACCTTCTTTGAGAATGTAATTAATAATAATAACAACCCAGCAGATTCACTCATTGAATTCAAAACAATATATGTGTATTCAACATCTCTTTGTGGTAATACATTTGTTTTAATTCTATAGAAGTATTTTTTTTTAATCTCTTTTAGGACTTTTAACAAGGTTTGCAATCCTAATTTAAAACCTGCCTCTAAAATAAAATATCTATGAGCAGGACTTGCAAGCTTAATTAATGATAACTGATTGAACACTTCGTCGGCAAGGTCGGCGTATCTATCACCTAACCTTTTCTGGACAATATCTTTAACCATTTCTAACCAAAATCTTTGCACCAAATATAGACAAGAAAAAGAAACCAATCGCATAACCAATCAAATCTGGTTTTAATAACATAGTAGCAACAAACACGCCAATGTTAAGCAAAACAATTAAAAGGTAAAAAAACACATTTGTAAATGTTGCCCACTTTAGAATTTTTTCTATTATGCTCTCTTGTGCTATTTCGTTTTGTGCTTGTGGCACATCATATTCATACTGCTCGTTCATAATTCAAATTCCTCCTCAAGTTTATTCTTTTTCTTCCTTTTAGGCTTTGCTTTTTGCAGTAGTTCAGTATCTAATGAAGGGAAGTCGCCTTCGTCGTCATCGTCATCATCGAATAAAGGCATTCCTGAGCTATCTTCCAATTTTTGAGTGGTCTTGAGTGCGTCTGATATGCCTTTTAATACTGGCACTGTGGTTGCTATCTTCTCTTCTTTACCTAAGTCAGGGTCATCTAATATCTCATTACCAAGAATACTTAGCTTTTCGCACATTGCCAAAACTCCGTCAGTTACCTTTATCTTCTTGTTCTCTTTTTTGTCGCTCATATCTCCTCCTTAGAATTTGCCTGGATTTGCATTATGCAACAAATCTTTTAGCACACTGTCTTGTCTGGCTTGTTGCATAACTTGTTGTCTTAGCACTGGATTACTTGCCAATGCTGAGACATCTATATTATACACCGCTTTTATATATCTTTTATAAAGTGCCTTTTTTGCGTCTTTTTTAAATGCTCCACGCTCTGCCAATCCAAGATTTTTAAATGCATTTGCACTGCCATCAAGAAAACTATTAACCACTGAAGGCATAACACCTCGCCTTTTTTGTTCTGTTGTTGTGTTAGTCGCCCATATTGTATATAGCTCATCTAAGACTTGAGATGAAGTTCTTAGCCTTGCGCCCATCATAGTAAGCGCAAAAAGTTCTGCGTTAGTTATAGCATTAGACATCGGGTCCTTGCTTGTTGTGTATGGCAATAGTCTGGTAAAACTTGACCCAGCGATTGGAGTTCCAGCGAATACAGTTGTGGAAATTAAAGTCCCTAATGGGTCAGTTTTTACGTGCTCACCTGCTTGCACAAACGGCTGAATAGGTAACCCTATCTTTGACATTATAAACTTGCTCCAATCATCCCACGCTTCGATTACAGTTGCCCTCATCCCTCTTACAGGGTCGGTAGCCGTTGTATGAAAATATTTTATAGCAGCGTTAGCAAGCGGTAAAATACCTAAAAATTCTAATCCTTCAGTTTGGAATCCAAATATATCTAAATAGATTATTTTTCTTTCACGAGTTCCGTTTGGGGATGTCACAAGAACAGGAATAGGAATTCTGCCTAAATCCTTAAGGTCGTGCGTTACTAAAAATCTATCAACAGTGCCTTGACCAGTAAAAGCAATACTAATCGAATTAGCTATTATGCCTGCAGTTGCGGTGATACGAGGTATAAACATAGCAAATTCAGGCGTGCCGTCCATCATACGGGTTACGTGCTTAGTTAATGTCACATACCAGTCAGGAGCAAATGCTAATAGTCTGATAAGCGCGTTTGCCTCAGGACTAATCGAATGCCATATAGCTTGCCCGCCTATAGCGTCCTGAATTGTTGTTAGCTGCCTATATATTTCTTCTGGTGATGCGCCTGCTTTTTCTCCTTTTTCAATAATCTGCCTTACCGCTCCGCCCTTTACTAATGGGACAAAATAATTCCATAATGCATATTCCATATCGAATGTTAATGCTTTTGCGCCCTTGCCAAGCACTTTTGCAAAACCGCCCACTCCTGGCACTTTGCCTACAATACGTGCCATATCAGAGCCGCTGAATGACCTAACAACCTCTTGCAATAATTTAAGCTCTGCGACTTCTGCTGGAGCGTTCAAAAGAGACAAGATTTTTTGATCTTTTTCAAGTTCTGGATGTTCCCTTAAAAAGTTAATATACACTTTTGCATTATTTGTATTTTGCTCTTTTACCCATTCTGCAGCATCTTTTTCCACAAAAGCGTGGTTTATCAACCCCCCAAAGGTTTTTGCAGCTAACTTGCCGTGCTTTACTCCTAAAGCAGCACTCATTATAGCTCCAAAGTGAATAACTGAGAGGGTTAATTTGGTTGATTTTAATGCAGCATTACCCTTTGTAAACCCTTTAAGCGGGGCCAACACTTGTGGAGTTTCACCTCTTATTGACGAAAAAAGTCTGGAAACAAAATCAGCATAATGTTTATCTATAAGTTTTGCTCCCTTACCAAAATTAATCTCTGTATAGTGGTTTTTTAACATTGTTTCGCCTGTAGCCCTTGTATAAATGTCATTAAGGTTATCTACAAAAAACTTTTTATCTGATACTGTTGGGTAAAAAAGAATTCTAATTCTTTGAATTATCCCTTTTACTTTTTCACCAACACTAAGGGCTGCCGCTCCTGGGTTCGTCGTCTTCTGTATGTCTGACACCATATAAACGCCATCTTTTAATATATTACCTTTTTCCATATAGTTTTCTACTGCTTTTCCAAAATCTCCTCCTGCAAGAATATTATTTGTAACGGCATCTTTCCCGCCTGCTTCTAAGTGCTCAAGCCAATTAGCAAAGTCCCATAGCAATGCTGGTTGTTGTATACTAAAATTAACGGTTCTTTGAAGTCCCCAACCATTTTTGTATGATATGCCAGGGTCGTCGAGAATTCTTTCAAACATAGTTTTATAACGTCTCTCTTTTAATTCATCTAAAGTAAAACTCATTAAAGAATTATCATATGTTTTTAACATATTATCAATCGAATCAAAACTGGCATTAACTCCAGGTGGCATTTCTATCTCGTTCGTCCCTTGTAAACTTGTTCTGGTAAGATATTCGCCTCCCTCACCTATTGAGCGTTTATATATCATTTTATTTGCAGTGGCTAATGTGTCTAAAATGTATTCTATCCCACTGCCATTAGCTTTCATTTCTTCTATTTTTTTCTTAAAAAAAGCACGCTCTCCTTCATTTTCTACATAAGATAGCGCTTTTTCTTCGTCGCCTGCTTTTAACGAATCATAAAATTCAGATGGCAAAGATTCTTTAAATCCCCTATACACATCATTAAACGGTATCCAATATTTGCTTAACTCTCCACTGTGAAGGTCAAGAAGGTCTTTATATTTTGTTAGAATGTTATTAACTGCTTTCTTTGCTTCTGGTGTGTTAAAAAATTCATAAATATATCTTTTACCTTTGTAGCTCATTTGCTCTTCTGGAATACCATTTTTTAGTTTTAGTATCAATTCATAGGTAGCGTGAGCCATTGGTTTTGTATCAAGCTTTTGCGCTATTGTTTCTGGACTGCCTTCTAACCCATCTTCAAGCCCTCGAATGAATGGGTTAACTTCGTGTTTTTCAATTTGTTCTTCGGTAAAGCCAAGTGCTTTAGCCGCTTCTTCGTTGCCTGCTATAATATAATCCGCAAATTTTGCAACACTTTTTGTCGCAGTCAAAAAATCAGGGTCTTTCATCAGATCAGGAAAGTCATATCCAACTATTAATTTAGCTTCTTCTCTTTCGGCGTGAGACGATTTGTAAAGAGCGTTTACTGAACCATTAACAAGTTCAGGGCTAATAGGAGCCACAGTTTTTTGGAACGCTTCAACCCCAGCCTTTATATATTGCCCCATCCAACCGCCAGTAAGGTTATCAACGGCATTAAAACCCTTAGAAATTGCAAACCCTAAGCCCTTAGCAGACTTTGAGATTGTAAAACCAAAGCCGTGCAAAACAATTGGAGTGATTATAAAAGTTCCTGCTGTATATAAAAATTGTTCTTCTGTTATTTTAGCTATGTTTATTGGCTCGTGTTCTATTGCTCTTGTCCCTACATCTACTCCTGTGCCAGCCAAAGACCAACTTATTATATCTTTTGCAGGGATTTCTAATTGACCAAGTCTGCCCATAGGGATATAAACACCTGAAGTAAATGTGTTGCCTATCGTTTTGCCTATTGCAGAACCGCCAATTTTTTCTAATATAGACGCAATCCCCTTCCCCACTATAGGCAATTCTGTGACTTTACTGCCTACTCTAGTAAAAACTGAGCCGATTGCACCCGCACCTATCATAGGTCCAATAACCTCTGCGGCAATCCCTGTAGCTGCCAATTGCGTTGCTGGATTCCACATATCATTTATGATTTCTTCTTGAGCGCTTGGTGTTGGCACATATCCTGTTTGCGACCAAATGCCTGTGTGAGCTGCATTTTTATCAGCTTGAATATTCTCTTCAGGCGTTCTCACCATCATATCTATAACAGGAACAATTGGAGACGGTGTATCATTAGATACTTGAGGTTGTATTAATGCAGCACTTTTAGAGACATCTTCTGTTTGTGTTTGTGAAGATTCTGGCTTCCCATATGCTGCTTCGTGAGCTTTTGCATCTTGCTCTTCTGTTGTGTGAAAATAATAAGGGCTATTCATGCTCAGTCCCCTTCATACGCTTTATATGAATTATCGACGCTGTCAGACTTGCCAGAATTACCAGAATTGCCAGAATTGTCAGGAGCGTCACCTGTCGGAACAGAACCAGGCGAAAAACTACCGCTTGTAAAGAAGTCAGCGTTGCCCAACGAAGAAAAAACTTCAATAAGTTTTTTGACGCTTGCATCATCGTTCGCTGAAAGCCCAGGAAGAAGTCCATTTTGATAATGCGGTATCAAAACATGCAAAATAAAATGTTTTTCTAAAGCTCCTGAGATCATATTTTTATCAATACCTTTATACATTAGATCATTTAACGCACCATATGCTACTTTCCCAGCTGTATCATCTGACACTCCTATTCCCATTGAGGCAGAATCTTGTTTAATTGCTTGTATTAATACATTTCTTACATACCTCATATCTGTTGTGTTATTTGGATCTTGTTCATTATACCAATTGTCAAGTATATCTTGATAAGTTGGATAGTCTTTTGTATTGTTGATTATATTTAACAAATCTATAGCAGCACGACCTGTGCTGTTGCTGAGAATACTATGTATATTGTTAGTGATTGACACTTCATTTTTGTGCCCTATTTTAATTATCGGGTTGTCTTTGCTATCTTTACCTTGAATTAATGTGCCGAATGTATAGGTTGTGCTACCAGTTGCGCCACTTGACTTGCCACCATTTGAGTGCCCAGCCTTTGCGGCTTCTATCTCCAACTTCTTTTGTTCTATTTGATTTTTTTGTGCGCCTAATTGAATCATAGCGTTCCTATATGCGTTAGTTGAGTTTAATGCAGCTAATTTTTCGTATAATTCTTCTGAATTTTTTAATGCAGTATATGCTTCTTTTTCTTGATTTTGCAAAGATGCAAGCTCACTTTGTTTGGATTTCAAATCTAATGTCATATCATTTTGGATCATTTGCGCTTTTGTCTGCAATGCAGTTATTTTTGCTTGTGTTTCTTCTTTAAGCGCTTCCATTTGATTCTTCCAATCACTTAATGCTATTTTATAGTTTGCAATATCATTCTCTTTAAGCGAATTCCAAAGAGAAGACGCTAAAGCTACACGATAACCATATTTGCCAGGAGATATAGCAGCGGCTAAAGATAAAGCCACTGGCAAAAATGTCTTAAAGAATTCTTGCAAGCCATTCTTTGGTTTAGACACCTCATCATATGTTGGAGGTTTTTTAAGCTTATTTGAATAGTCTGTTTGTTTGCTTACTATATCATTATAAATATTATTTAACTTTGATTTGTTTTCTTCTATTATCTTATTTGATTCACTTATTAGATTCGCCATTGCAGGACCATATGTGTTTGCAATGTTTAGCCTCTCATTAGCGAACTTCTCCAATATTGCTTGAGTAGAGTTGTCAGCTGTGCTACTTGATGAACTGCTTGAGGTGGTGTCTGCTTTGCCTGTTATTCCTAAGCTTGCTAACTTATCAGTAAAATTCTTTACGCCTTGCGAATGGAAACTATCTAATTGTTCATCTGAAATTTTAGGATTGCCAGACATATAGCCTTTATATGCCTGAACATAGTCACCACCAGTTGCGTTAAGCATACCTTTATAATAAACCAAACCGCCTAACAAATTCTGAGCAGGGTCGCTTATTTCTACTCCTAAGCCTTTAGCAGTATCAGGCATTAGTTGTCCCAACCCATAAGCTCCAGCATAACTTTTGGCGTCAGGTTTAAATCCACTTTCTACCCAAATTAGTGTTCTTCCTACTTTTGGGTCTATACCTGCTACTTTAGATGCGTAGTTTACTGCATCGGTAGTGTTGCCCGATGCTATCATATCGTCTATCTTTTTAACATCATCTATATCAAAACTAAATTTGCCTGTTTCACTGCTTCCAATTGTTATTGCCATTAACTACCACCACCCTGTATAGTAGTATCTGAATGGTTATGAGGATCATTAGGATTTGGTATCCAATTAGGATTTGTTGGAGTGCCTAATTGGTTAACATACATATTATTATATGCATTAAATGCATTTGTAATAGGTTGCATATATTTTGATGTTTCATCGCTACTTAATCCTAAGTTAGTAAATAAAGATTTAGTGTTGTCAACAAATGAATTCATACTATTTGTTGCGTTGCTGAATGCGTTCTCTTCACCACGAATACCCGATTCTATTTGTGGCCCCATATGAGAACCAGAACCAGTTTCTGCCTGCAAATCTCTAATTTCATTAGTTGCCAGCTGGTCAAGAGAAGTCGGCATAGAAACACCTATGCCTTGATATGTGCCTTCTCTGTCATAATACCCATAATTGTTTTTTACAGTGCCAAAACTATTTAAGAATGGTTGCAATTCGCCCAAACCTATCATCTCAGATACAGATTTTGGATCCATATTTTGATATTGTTGTTCTATATTCTGATAATATTGTCGCATTTGATTTGAATCGGCTTGTGATTGCTGTTTATTCTGTTCGTATTGTTGCTTAGCTTGATTGTATTGATTTAATATATCTTGCTGTTTTTTGTAAGAAGGTGAACCTTGCAAATAAGATTGTAAAGCTGTAAACCCGCCTAATCCACCTTGTGCGTTTGCAATTGCAGCGTTATTAATATTAAAATTCATTGCAGGAGCAGAAGGAAATGATTGTGCTGCTGTTTGCAAATTGCTGCTAAAATTAGAAAAATAAGAATTTATCGCTTTAGTTAAATTGGTTGTAAGCGTGCTCCAATCTATTTGATATGGGTTATTGGTTATTGCTTGAGCTATTGGACTAAGTTCAGTGGTAGTAGGGTTATTACCGCCTGTAGCAACATTTGTATCTCTCGTTGGATCATAACTGCTATAAGGTTGCATTCTTGTATTAAAACTTGTTGGGTCAAAGTTATAATTGTTAGCCACTATTCATCACCTCACTTATTTAAAATCAGAATAATTTGTATCAGACCACCAATTCTCATCAAGCGTCGCAGGAGGATTCCAAGTTGAAGAATTTATTGAAGTGTCAATCTTACCAAGTGTGTTCCCCATACCAGCAAGTGAATTAGCTTGCCCAGCTGCCATTTGGTTTGATAACTGTGTTCCTAACATTGTATTATAATCATTTAATTGTTGCATATGTGCATAGCCAGCGTCGCCAGCTAATATAGTTGCATTTTGCTGTGCATTAATTCCAGATGTTGTATTTGCAGCATTCATTATATCCGTTGCCTGTTGTCTGGTTAACCCAGCTGCATTCATAGCGTTTGTTAATTGTGTTTGCAAATAGTTAGCTGCTTGCGCTTGATATTGTTGGTCAAGCTGATTTAACGCACTCGTTAGCTCTGTGCTGTTGCCTTGTCCTTCTCCTTGAAACTGTTGAAGAATAGCTGTTCTTTGTTTGTTATACCAATTGTCCAACATCGATTGATACTGTGGAGACAGTTTACCAGCGTTGTAATCAGCTAAAGCCTGAGTTGCTGTTTGCCTTGCAGCATCAGATATTTGTTGGTTATTTGTTATATTCTGCTGTAGTTGGTTTAATAAGTCGGTTGGCACTTGCGGAACCAATGATTGCGATGTTGCTTGCTGATAAGCATTTGGCATTTGAAAGTTTGGCATATTAACCTTTGGAGGGTCAAATGCGTTAACTATTGACATAACACCTGTCACTGCTCCAAGTATTCCTGTTATGTTACTTAAAATACCGCCAGCACCAAATAAACCGCCTAAAAGGTCACCTAAACCTGCTAAAAATCCCATTTATTCCACCTCACTTTATGTCAGCCCTAAACTTGTATTTAAGGCTGCGAACATGATATTATGTATTACCTTCTCAGTGTATAAAAACTTTTCTAAACTAATATCCATTATATTGCCCGCATACAAATAAGGATAAGTGTAGCTTGGATTTGGTGCCACACCTCCCAATTGGTTTAATAAAGAATAAAACATCATATGGTCATTGTAGTTTTGCTCAAAAAATAAGCTTGTTTGAGCCTTATCTTGCGGATCTATTGTTGTTGTTAGTGTTGGCTGATAATCTCTATTTATTCCATAAGATAGCAATGCTGAGGTCACTGCTTGCGCGAATGTCTGGTGTTCTTGCAAGTGTGTTGTTGAATAATCTAACCAAAACCTGTTATCATTCTCAGGAATTATTTTTAAACTTGTAAAAAATGCTTTAGTAGTTCCTGCCAATCCAACCTCCTACCACACAAGATATTAATTCCGAATAATTGTTTGTTGTGTTCTTAACTTGCAATTGATACCAAGTCGATGGTATAGCCAAACCATTCGGTAAATAATATTTGTTGAAGAATTCTACTGATGTTGCAACCCCTGAAGAAACTTGAGGAGTAACAATAAATGAAAATGTTCCTGAAGAATTTTGGAGAGTAACAGGTTGGTTGTTAATAGCAAATGTATAGTTATAAGACAGTGATAATGGTTTTGGTTGTTGGAATTGAATGTTTGTTTGGCTATTCGTGTTTAAATAACAAGTATAATTGCTATCGCCAACACCTTTAAGATACATCTTAGACACATTCTTATTAACAATAATTTGCCCTAAATCTATCTTTTTTGTTACAACATTTATCGGTAAATAAGAATTGCCACCAAATAGTAAATAGATAGAAGTGCCTGATGATATATATGTGCTTGATTGATATGTGCTTATGTCTGTCACATTAAAACCTAAATTAAGCACAAACCAATTTTGGAACACAGTCGAATAACAATAAATCACATTGCTATTCGAATATAAACTTTGCCCTATAAATCCAATATATTCCAATCCATTGAACACAAAATAATCAACATACGATTGGAGAGGTATATTGGATATAGCTATATCTATCTTTTGTGGCATAGACGACGTCATTGCTTGCACGCCTTGTTGCTCTAAATTGCTACCGATAGAGCAAAAATATGTAGTATTCTCAGCTGTTTTTAAATAGTTTTGATTCGATACCCCCATGTTTTTTATCAGCTCTTGAAAATACCACAAACTTGGGCTATTAGTCGTTGTTGTTCCTATCATTGCGATTATACTATTGTTAGTATACGCATAAATAGTATCAACCTTTGGGTCTAATGCAGTGATTGTCACAAAAGATGATATTGTTGACAAGTCTATATTGCCAGAGCCATTAGCAGTATTCCAAAAAGCAGACGCACCTGCAGTTGGGTCACAACTTATTACTGAATAGTTTAGAACAGTTCCCATTGCTACGAATAATCTGCCCTTCCAATAACACATTGCATTGCCATATATATTACCGCTTGTTAGGTCGTAAACAGTTGTTCCGCTGAATGCTATTAAATGGGAAGAATTTCCAAAATAAGCATATTTGTTACCCTGCAAACACCAAACAAAATTAGAACCAAAGGAAGAATATGTTGTGATAAGACTGCCTGTTGGTGTATAAAAATTAAGCACATTCTTGCTGTCTAAAATAGCAAAATACGAACCACTACCTAATGCAAAGTAGCAAAACTGCACAATGGTTGATGTGTGGTTAAATGCCAACGATGGAGCAGGAGGAGTAACTAAAGCTCCTGATACCTTTGGAAGTCCTTCAATCCAAATACTATATTCATCTTGAACTTCCAACGGGTCGACGGCAGTTATCATACCCTTCCAACCAGCAATTGTATTTTGGAAGTCTCTCATAACTGCTTTTTTGCTGTTACTGATTGTAAATGTCTGTCTCCTATCCGCCATAGAATGTAGTCCTTGAGGCTTTTTGCAATAACAAGTGCTCAAGATATTGTTGTGTATTGAAGTTTTGGTCTTGCATTGCTATTAAAGAAGCTAACTTAATTACCACTAAATTGCCATATTTGTCTGATATATCTGTATCTGCTGTTGCTAAATTGCTTGCTGTGTAAACTAACTGCAATGGTTGTAAATAACGGGTATACATTGTTAGTGATGTTATGCCTGGAGTTGGATATAAGCGAATAGATGTTGATGATATAGGCGCATAGCATTCAGGGAACCCAAACGGGCAATTAAGTAATGGATAATCGTCAAGCTTAATTCTCTCAAGATTTGGGGAACGGGGCATCATACCATAATTCCCCCACGCAAACCAAACATTCATTAACCCTAAGTTAGCAGGAATAGTGTAATCACTTTGCCCCACTGTTGTTGTAAATGTGCTGGTTACGGGGTATTCTCTAAGCAAGATATAAATCTCTGTGCGAGCCGTATTTAAGAGGTCTATAACCTGCGCTTGAGAAAGCCCCGTAGCCAACGGATAATAGTATGCGTATTTAGTTAGGTATTCTGAGCCAGTCATTGTTTATCACTTCTTGCCTTTTTTAGTTTTCACTTCCTCTAAGGCTTCTTCTAACTCTTCAGCGGTTACCTCTTCGCCACCAATCTTATACGATGTTATTATAGGTAATACTTCTGCGCTATCCACAAACTGTTTAGCGTCTTCCAGTGACATATCTGTATTGTAGTTTTGTATGCGCCTATACACATCGTCAATGATAGTCTTTTTTACCTGTTCATTTTCTGGTGCGGCTGTTCTATATAAAAAATAAATTGCAGCCACATCTGACGGCACATTGACAGTTTGATTTGCGCCAATTTTATATTCCTGTGTGCCAAATTTGAGAGTAACATCAAAAGATGTGTTATTCTTAACCTGAACTTCTTCTAATGTCTCAAACATTCTATATACCCGCCATAGTCGGTAAATTGATAAGCCTCATAGTTGCAGATGGTTTTTCACAAATAAGCTGACCGCCAATTAACAACACAAGCCCTTGAGCCTCAAAGAATTTGCTAAATGTCAGGTCTATAATCTTTGAGACAAAAGCATCGTCCCTGTTCAACATCAATTTGATGTCTTGAGGATGGAAGAAGAACACTTGCCCTGCTGGTATAAGCCTGTCTGGAAACAAAAGAACATTACCAACCCTAACATATGGGATATTATATTCTCTTGCCCCCTCAAGGTTTAGTATTCTCTCTAATGAATTGCCATTTACATCCTTAGTCAAAGAGAACATAATATAGCTTAGCGTTGCGTGACTGCAGAACCCAAACCTAAATGGTGCGATTGAGCCGTTATTCTGCTCATCGAACCAAATTTGAGAAGCGACTAACTGCTGATAAATTGGAATTGAGTTACCGTTAATCTTGAATGTGCTTGGGTCAAGCACTTTTGCGTTGAACCAGGGATAAGTAGTTCTGTTAATATTTTCTAACATCGTTACGCCTGTCTGTGTCGTATCATCGATAATGTTACCCAGCCCGTAGAAATCTGAGAAGTCCGTTACAGTGGTATAGCCAACAAGGATATTGCTTAACTGCTGAATGATATTTTGATATAACTGCCCCATCCTTACTGCAATCTCATCGAAGAATGCATTAGGATTATCTGCCAAAAGGTTAAGCTCGCCCCTTGTGACAGTAGCAGTAGTAATGTATTTTGCATCGTTACACCTGCCTGGTTGCGGGTTAGATGGTATAGATTGCTGTAGATCATATGCATAGGTATAATCTGTCTTCTGAAGTGGTGTAGAAGGATTGAGAGGCAAAGCATTAAATTCATAAAAGCTCTGACCTGGACTGCCAGGCATTACCTCTTTGTTCCTTAACAAACACTGAACGGCTGGTGATAAAAGTGGTGCTTGCTGTGTAACAACGCCTTTTAATACCTTCCTTGATAGGTTATTAAAGATTGTGTTAAATGAACCAGAATAGCTTGGGTAACTCGCTCCTGGAATTGCGCCCCAAGAACCTTGAATAGCTGTTGGCATTTAAATCATCATCTCCTTATCTCATTCTCATAATTTTTTTGTATTCTTCTGCTGTTTCAGCAGCAGCCTGTCTGGCAATATCATTTACATTGCTAGCACCAAAAATATCATTATTGCCACCTTTAAATGCATTCCCTATTGCCTCATATGTGTCATCGACAGGTGATTTCTTCGTAGACAACATTTCGTTCTTATAAAACTTTGCTGCGCTCTCATAAGAGGCAATGTTGTTGTCAATCATATACCTTGTCACTGCGTCAACCGTTTCTTCGTCTGGCATTAAGCCATACTTTTGGTTGGCTCCCATCTTTTTTTCATAATCTTCTTTAAGCTGCAGTTGGAACTGCAGCCTTTTCATTTCTTCCTTTGTCGCTTGCAAGTCAGCTTCCAATTCATACGGGCTCTTCGGCAAAGGAGCAATACCTTTTTGGCTTAACACTTCCTTTACCTGATTTGCAACTCGTGGATCTTTGTGCAATGTAGTTAATGCGTCAGCAAGGAATTGCTTTTTGTTCATCAGCTCGTTTCTTTCAGCTAAAAGCTTTTTATTGTCTGCGTTTAGCCTTTCGAATTCGGCTCTCATCTTCGCATATTCTGCGTCGGTATCATACATTTAGAATACGCCTCCCTTTTTAGGCTTGTCACTGTCTTTTGTATGCTTCGTAACATCTTCAGGAATGGCTCTCTGCCATTGGTTATCCAATGCGTCTCCGTGTTCAAGATAGCGCTTAGCCTCGTCAATAGTCTTCAACCTCTTAACCTTAGGTTCATTATTAAAATTAACGCTTGCCATTATTTATCACCTCCTTTCAAAATATCATCTTTAATCTTGCCTTCAGTAGATTTTAAAGCACTATCCAATTTAGTCTCTACAGTTTTTAGCTTATGAGACAAAACCAAATAAACAATCCCAATAAAAAGAACTAAAGCAATTGTGTCAATTACACCTGTATACATCTTTATACCTCCTCATATAATATATCGCCATCAAATGTATTGCCATTGATATTCAAGCTGTCTGTATATTGCCACATAAAGCCTTGAATATCGTCTGTATCACCCCATTCTGCGTTCCAAACAGGACAACCTAAAGACTTCCAATCAATATAATTAGTTAACCAATCATATGTAGCATATACCCCACCGTGTAACGGTGACAATTCTATTAAGAATGACTTTGCTATATCTGTCACATATTGTAATGGTATAGTTTTGTCTTCTAAATCATAAAATATTGGTAACTCTAACTGTATTCCCGATGTGTTCACAATATCTTTACAATTCCTTGCCTCAAACACTGCGTCTAAAGTGTTTTGTGCATAGGAATAATAATATCCACCAACCTTTAAGCCAACATTATGTGCATTTGTAACATTCTGCACAAACTTTTCGTCAATTCCTTCTTTGCCATAGCCAATCCTGACCATAACAAATTGAATGCCGTTCTGAGCCAAAATGCTGTAATCAACATCGCCATTCCAAACACTTACATCAACACCTTTTACCATCTAATCTCCCCTTCCACGCCCAAATAGTTATGCCACTGGTCTGTCTTTATCTCAGCGTCAAGTATTCCTAAGGATACAGGATTGCCTTTGATTGTTGCCATTTGTCTTGTTATTCCTACAAAATATAACCTATTAGGAATAACCCCAATATTCAAAGAATTTTTCTTCTCTAAGTTTATGCGGTATACATCAACCTTTGTTGGTTGAGGCGTGATGATAGTTTTATCAGCCACAGGCAGTTTAACTGGAGCAGTGTTAGTATTTATCTGTTGTTCAACCCTTTTTGCAGCCTCGTTCGGATTTTGAGCAACCACAGTATATGTAATAACAGGTGGCTTTTGTGCAACCTGTTCTATCCTCATTATTATCTCTTTAGCTGTATCCTGTGACACATCAATTGCTTTTGAGATATTATTAGCAGTTAATTTGTCAGAAGGTATGACAACTACGCTATTTGCTTTATTAAAATGAAAATAAATGAAGACAAAAATAATAACCACTAATAATACTTCAACAATTGTTCGTATATGCTTTTTTAGGAAGGTTAAGATAAGCATTATCGTCTCACCAGAGAACTAAATAGACCAAAAAATGCTATAGCTACTGAACCAATTGCTACCATAACTGCAATCGCCCACTTAGCACCTTGTAGTTGCCCAAGCACTTGCTGGAGCATCTCTTTTAGTTCCATTAGTTCTTTAACTTGGTTTCGTAGCTCTTCTATATATTCTTTCTGTATTTCTATCTCTCTTTTAAGCAACTCTAAGTCTTTATCGTCCATGATACCCCTTTCCTTTTGACATTAAAAAACCACCCCCGTCAAGATAGAAGTAATATGCAAGCTGCCATTACCAAAGTAATACAGGCCTGCATAAATATTTTTAGTAATGTGATAACCAACTTCCAATTCGTTCGTTCTGTAATGGTCAATTCGATTAGGAATCATTGCGGTTGATGCTAATCCTCTTGCATATAAATGATGATTATCGTATTCCAAACCATACACAATACCTGTTCTGTGATGGTCGATGAATCCTACGACAGTACGGGTGTCAGATGGTGTTATAAATGTGCCATCATATCCACCGACAACTGCTATGTCTTGGTAAACCTTTTTAGCTATTAAAAGCTTGTAGTCGTTTACCATCGTAGTGTTATAGCTTATTGGACTATCACCATATGGAGTATCCTGTCTTGTATACTTCAAAGATATCTTCCAATTTTTATAAACATATGAAGGCTCAATATAAAACAACGATGTTTTGCCAACCCAACCGCCAGTATTGGTATATGGATTGCGTTGTAAATCTCCTACCATCTTGATGTTTGGATTTGCATTTGCTACACCGATAGAAGACAACACTAAATAAACCATTAATAATCCAATAGCATTGTAAATGATGTCTTGTAAGCTATCTCTTAATGGCTTAATGCCGTATTTTAGTTCTATATATTGTTCGTAAATTCCAATACAAAAGGTTATCGACATTGCCTTCCATAAACTTATATCAAGGTTAAATAAGATAAGGAATACTATAACAGTGCCTAAAATATGCTTTGCTATATGTCTGGAAGTATCATCGAATAACTTCATTAGGTGGCTCTCCTTTCGGACTGTTATATACGCTGTTTATAGCGTGAATTCCTATCTTTGGCACAATAACTGACAAATACAACTGCATAAGCTGACCTAAATCAAACATAGTATGGTGCAAGGCATTTGATAGCCAAGCTATTAACCAAATTACTACAAAGAAGATTGTGATTAGATTGCCTTTAAACATTAAAACCACGCTAAATCAATCCACTTAGTATTGCCATCATTTGTATGCATCACTACCCAAGCTGGATTAATAGAAGAGGGTCCCGAGTCAAATGTATTGCCACTTTGAACAGTGACTGTTAATGCGCCAGATGATCCTGTTGAATTTCTGCTAGTTATTACCATACTGCCAGCAGGATATGAATTTGCAAGTGGCAAGGTAAGCGTGCAAGACGCAGTTGCACTATAAACCTGCCAACCAACAACTGCAGGAGCTGTTGTGTTTGCGTTTATTGTAGTTACACTTACCACAGGTTTTGGTTGGTTGTACCACAAGTGATGCCAAGCGTTTCCACCATCATTTACTAAACAATGCATTCCCTGTGGTAGTATCACTGTACTACCATCAATGCTACTAGATGATGTTAATGTTAAAGTATAGCTACTTTGATTAGATATTATTACTTGCATAGTATAAGCAGCTACTACATTTGCTGCTGGAAGTGTCCAAGTAGCATTTGAACTACCAGTAAAAAAGAATAGTCGTGAACCTTGAAATGTTGGGACTGTATAATTTCCACTGGATCCCCCAGTGTTTTCTACTAATGTGTTATTTACATATACCAAATTACTTCCATTAGATACTGCTTTTGTTCCAACAGCACCTATAGATGTTGTTCCAGTGCCTCCTAATGAAGCAGGTAACGGTGCATTAACATAAGTTAGGTTAGTGCCGTTGGATACTGCAATGCTGTTATTAGAACCTATGGTTGATGTCCCAGTGCCTCCTGAACTTGCAGGTAAAGGATTAACATAAGTCAGATTAGTGCCGTTCGAAATAGCTACTGAACCATTAGCACCAATAGATGTAGATCCTGTGCCACCATTAGCAACAGGCAACACTTGAGGATTTGGATTATACCAAGTCTTATTACCATCGCTAAAGAATAACATAGTGCTACCAGGTGACATTACAGTAGCACCAACTATAGTATCAGCACTATTGCCGTTTGATACTATAGTTAAATTAGCCGTTGATGAACTTGAATTGCTAATAGCTAATATGCCAGGATTAGCATTATTTGTGTTGGCTATCGGCAGCTGAACAGTTGCTGCCGATGATACAGTAAACACATTCAAAGAACCAAAAGCACTAATTATAGCATTGCCTGTGTATTGGTTGATAGTGTTTACTGTAGTGCTTGCAAGATAAACAAAGTTATTGTCAAGCAAAGCAGCAGGAACTTCTGCCTCGCCAATTGAATTTGTCGGATATCCAGACAGACCTAAATTGGCAAATGTTACTGGCAAGGACATTTTAGATTAGTCTCCAAACCTTATTGCCTGCAGTATTCGTAGAACAAACCATCCTTACATAAGCCCACTGAGCGGACGCCGTCTTAGATGTAGTGCCATCTAAGAATGTATCGCCTGAAGAACAAGCAATGGTTACAGCATTGGATGAACTGTCTACTTTTGTAACCGTAAACGATTGACCTCTAACAGTTTGTGATAATAGTGGTAATGTCACAGTAAAAGCTGCCGATGTGGCATTAGCGTCTATGTAATCATCTGTATCCTGATTGATAGTATAGGCACTTGTAGCACTAACTACATTTAAACTAATTGATGTATTAATCATTTTATTGCATCGCCTCCTGTAGATTTCTTTGTGGTTGTTGTGGTGCTCCTTGTGGTGCGCCTTGTGGTGCTCCTTGTGGTGCGCCTTGTGGTGCTCCTTGTTGCATTCCTGGTCGACCGCCACCAGAACCAGAACTTAAGATTTGATTTTTTAATTGTCCGACAACTCTCGGATCTACTACTGGTGCCAAATCTTTTGCAGCCTTAACAAAGGCATCGTGTATTGGTGAATTTACAGACATATTTGGAGATTTAGCGGCTAACTCCAAACCAATTTCTAACAATGCGTCTGCATAAGACCCCAAAGTAGTAAGTGCCTGCTCCTCTTCTTGTGGATTACCTTGTGGTGGTTGAGCACCTGCCATCTGTGCCCTTTGATTTGATGCTCCTGCCATTGGTATTGGCATTTAATCACTTCCTTTTTAAAATATTTTAAAAACTAAATAGACGGAGTAAAGGAGGGCTAAACATATGAGTTACTTGTGTCTCCTACTTACAGCTCTCTTTTTGGCTCTAATTGCCTTTTTTGTTGCTTTTCTTTGCTTTGCCATATGTTTAGCACCTCCTTTCGTATATAAATTTCGTTTGTCCACTAAGAATTCTTAGCCACGCCCCTTTTACTCCGTCTATTAGGTTTTTGTCTTCTCAAAGTTTGTGTTCTCAATGAAAAACCTTTACTTCTACTTCTTTTGCTTGCCACCGTGAGCACCTCCTTTGAATTGAGCTTCAGCTTGTTCAATGACAAGCTCAGGATGTTCTTGGAATAACTTAGCCTGTGCCGCTTCTTTTTCTTTTAATTCTTTTATAATGTCATTCTGTCGAGGTATTGGTAGAAGTTTGACTAACAAGTCAGGTGATATAATGCCTGCTTGTGCCAATTGGAATATCATACCTGTATATTGGAATTGAGTAATCGGCGACGTTGAGTGCGAATCTACTTTTATTCTGTAATTGTCCAAATCGCCATATTTATCAGCGTGTATTATCTGATAAGATTGAGCGTATAACATCATTATTTCTTCTATTGCACTCTCTACTCTCAAAGCCTTCTTTTTAAGAGGAGCTGAAGCAAAGGACGCAAGCAAGCCTTGCTGACCAGCACTTCTTACATTCGATGAGGCTCTACCTGCTAATGTCTCATTCAAACCTGATATCTTCTCGAATGCTTGCTCATAAAAGCGCTTAACCTCATAAGCAACCTTTGGATCAAGCTTTGGAAGATATGGTTCCATTTTTATGTCTTCGCCTGGAAAATCAATAACAGCTCCTGGTTCTGTTAGCTTGTCTTTGTTCTCACTTGATACCTCACTTGACATAATGCCTGAGAATATTATTGGAGGCTTTGCCAAAAGCTCCATTACCTTGTCGCCTCTCTCTTGGTTCTTGTTTACCATATCCTGAAGATGAACAAGATAATAAAGCTCACTCATACCCCAAAAACTCTTAGGTTGAGGATTTAAACATATATTAACAAATGGTAAACGCCCTTCAACACAAGGATTTAGCCCCTTGTTGACAATTGTATCGTTGATTATTGTATATACATAATAGTCTGATATAGTTTTGCTTTCGTCAGTAGAAGATTTATCTGGAATATCCTCTTCCCATACCCACAATTCGTATATCCTTACAAGCTTTGCAGTGCCGTGCTGGTTCATAATAGAACGAGCGTCATTGCCATAAGGCGCTGCATAAAAATATCCCTTCGAACTGCCATATGCAGTGAGAGGCTCTTCTAAAAGGTCATCTAATAAACCAACCGATTTTTCAGACACTAAAGCGCTATTAATCAATTCTTCTGGATATTGTCTTCTTAAAATATCATAAGGAATGTATTTGATATGGCATACTGCTTGTGAAGTATCATCCATCTTAGGAATTGTTGTATATCTAACGCCTATCTCATATGGGAATACTGTCTCAATCTCAACATTCTTGCCAGTAGGATAGATTTTAAGGAATTGGTTGCCAAAAGTTAACGCATTTTGGACTTCATCATAAAGAAGTAGGTTAATATTATCTGAATAAAATCTATCCTGAATAACATCTCTGAATTGTTGTTCAACGGGCGATAATACTTCATATTTGTGATTTTTAAAATAATCAAGCACAACATTCTCAGATAAATAGATAAGTGATACAACTTCATCTAAATGAGCTTTTAAAAGGTTTTCGCAAGTGTCATCTTCATATGCAGACAAAAAGTGGTTATACATTTTCTTGCGGTTATCTAAATTTTCTAGACATTCATCTTTTATGTCTATTATTTCTTTATCTGTTCGCATTATCTACGCTATATTTAATTTTATTGTGCTCCTCTGGTGTAATGCCAATGGTTGGAGCTTGAGCAGGGTTAACCCTATAATTGAATAAACTTTCTCTTGGAATATCTATATCAAGGTCAGGCTTTGGAATATCTTTTACTTCGCCATAAATTCTGTCCATAAATTCTTTAGGAAGGCTTTTGACAGGTCGCATAAAAAAATCTCTGTTTTGGTTTGGAGGTTGCATTCTTTGTATTCTTTCTTGAGCGGCATCTCCTCTATCTTTGTCGTGCTGAATGCGTTCTATCATCGTATCTATTTTTTTATAGATAGGGGTTACGCTAATCTTTGACATATTAATAGTTTTTATCTTCTCCTTAAACTCCATAATCCCTCCTCAATATTCTAATATCACTACTAACAAATATTAAAATATTTTTATATATTTGTCAAGGAGCAATTTTGCACAAAAAAAACAGCCAGCAAAAAAGCTGGCTGCTAATTAAAAAATAAATAGTCTATTTTTTCTTACTGTAAATAATATTGTCTGGGATATCGTTGTAATTTATCCAAAAAAAACTTGCGTTGCTTGACGATGGTCTTGTGTGGCTTTTAATTATTTCTTCGTAAGAGTATTTGGACAACCACATCAAAAAATCAAATGTTTTGAACAAATACCATTTTTCAATATCAGTCTCTTCGTTGTTCCAATATCCGTGAAAATAAAATTGAGTGCCTAAATTAAATAATTCACCTTGTTCTTCCGTGAATCTATTTTGCAAACATTCAACTGTAAAAGTATTATATTTAACAAATTTGTTCCGTAAAACTTTTTCTTGTCCTATAAGTTTTATTTTGTTAGACAGTTCGATAACTACATCTATATGATATTGTTTATCTAAAATATTCCCCTGTGTTCTTACTATTTTACAATCAGGGAACACTAATCGATATATGTTGTCTATTAGCGGTTCAGCTTTGTGCGATAACTCTAAATCATCTTTAAAACTCAATTCTGCACCCCAGTGATTCGGCTATTTTTGCATTCTCTTCATTTATCTCACAGCCTACCGCTTGCCTTCCTAATTTTGCTGCTGCCGTTAGAAAAGTGCCTGTGCACGCAAATAAATCTAACACTTTGGCATTCGGTTCTGTTGTTTGTCTTATTAACTGCTCCGCAAGCTCTATAGGTTTTTGCCAAGTGTGGAAACGGTTACCCAACCTACCATCTGGCGCATTGAATTCCTGAACGGCAAATGTTTCGATTGCAATATTATTATGGTTTAATGGTTTTGAGTTTTTTGTATATAAGTGCAAAATAAATTGGTAATTTAAGTTATATTTATTTTTTGGCGGCAATAAATGAGTATTTTTATAAGTCCAAACCAATGGGTTGTCTAAAATAAATTTATCTTGGTTTAGTAAAATATCTAAATAAGCTTTGATTTCGACTGGATAAGCGCCTATAAAAATAAAAGCCCTACCATCGGATTTGATTTTTTTTAAGGCAGACAATACCCAAGAATTTGCAAAATCCACGATATCATCAACATCTGTTGAATAAGGCGGATCAGTAATAAGCAAATCAAATTCTTCATCGTTTAAGGTTTGTAAGTAATCTCTGCAATCGGCTATATGGATTACGGGTTGGTTGTTAGAAACATTAGAGTTCAGTCTGGATATATACTGTTGTTGCCTTTGCAAAAGCTTTGTATTATCTTTCCGCGCTTCTTTAATCTCTTTTGCTCTCTTAATAATCTCTCTCTCATCAAGGTTTTTAATAATCTCCTTTTGCTCTTCTTTTGGCAACTGCGATATTATCTCTGCTGTGTTAATAGTTAGCTTGCCGTCGGGATTCATAAGTTCTTGCTTAATCTCATCAACTACATTTGATTCAATCTTTTTAACTTTAAAAATAGTATCACGACTAATACCTGCTAATTTTGCAAGCTCTTTGGCGGTGTTAATAGATTCGACAGTTTTGTCTGATTTCAGACTAAACTGTTCGGCATTATTGTTCGGGTTTAACTGCCTAGCTTTTTGCATCGCAAGCTGTTTGTTTTTTAAGGCTAATTCGGATAATGTTGATTCTAACTTTAAAACAAGTTGTGCTTTTGTATAATCAGTTATATTTCTGCGACCTAATTGGTTTTTAATAATAAAGATAATCGCTTGGTTTTCGTCATCAAACTCAAGTTCTTCAAATGTAAAAGGTATATTGTGTTTTTGGCAAATTGCATACCTATTATGTCCGTCAATGATTATATTGTTCCATACAAGAATATGCTCTCTAACTCCGTGCTCTTTTATGCTTTCTTCCAAAATTTTAAACTCATCAGCTGTTAACGGCGGAATTAGATTTTTGAATTTGTCGTTGATTTTTAGCTCATTCATTTTACTTAAGCTTCTTTACTCTAATTAACCATGTATCGTAGTGTTCGTTAATTCTGTCTTCTAATTCGTCTTCTATATCATCTTTTAGCACTTCCAAAAATTCAAGCGGATCAACCAAAAAATTGAGGCAGTAATCATCTGACTTTGCTTCCAGCTCCCAGCGCTCATTTAAATAATAATCGTAGTCTCCAAAGCCTATGTTTTCTAAATTATATGCAATTATCGTTTTGATCAGCAATAAAATTGTATCCTCTACATCCTCTGTCACTTTAATTTTCTTTTCTTTGCACACCTCCAAAAATTTGTCAAAATTCTCCAAAGCAGCCTGAATGTCTTCTCTTACCTCTTCATCAAGTCTAACTTCCCACATTTTAAAACCTCCTATTAAGATATATTAATAACAACGCCTAACCAAAATTATACCAACTATAACAAAAACAATACAAAATATATCAGTCCAGTGTTGCAACAAATAGGTTATCATATAGTCCAGAAAAAATATCAAACAAGCACCAGCTATAAGCCCAAACAGACTACTAATGATATTTTTTGCCGTGACAACAATTGCTTTAACCTTACTGAAATAATCTATCATCGTATCTTCCACATTATTTTTTATCATCAGTGTCATCACTTTTATCACGGAACGGGCAGTAGCGTCCGCCGTCGCATACAAGCTGAACATTTTCCACTTTCGCTCCTAACGACAATAGATATTTATACAATTCATTATTCATATAATTACAAAAGAAACTTGTTTCATATAGATTAAGTTTCTCAGCGTCAACATCATCGAGATAAGCATAATTCAAATCAGCTTCAGCCAGATTGACTTTGAACAATGTTGCGCCACAAAGAATAGCCCCATACATATTGGCTCTTTCTAAAGTGCAAGTGTCTATGGTTGCGCCACGCATTTCACATTCACGGAAACTAGTATCACTTAAATCACAGTCAAAAAATTCTGCCTTATTAAGGATACTACATCTAAAATTAGCATAACAAAGATCACATTGGTCAAAGACTGCTTCGCTTAATCTCAACTCGCTTAAATCTGCTTTGATCATAGAACAACCCAAAAAGGTAGCTTCCCTTAAACTTACATTCTCAAACTTCACATAATCTAAATTCAATCCTATAAAAAGTCTTTGGTCTAAAATTGCACCAGGTTTTATATCTTCCGCACTTGCCCTTTGCAATCCAAAAATTCTCACTTCGCATTCCCCCTAATCAAAATTGGAGAATCTGTCATCGTATTTGCCACTATAAATTTTGTCAGCGTTCTTCAGAATCCAACTAAAAGAACAAAACGCATTAGCCTTCTGGCGCAAAAAACTACTAGCTTCAGTCTTGTTAAAAGTCTTCTTAAAGAATCCCAAATCAGGATGGCTTATCCACGCTATCTCAATCTCTTCTTTTGGAATTGCGCCAACCCTTTTAAATGATGTGCAAGTCTTATTGAACATTTCAACAATTTCTTGATACGGCGTTTCGGCATAGTCTTCATACTCAGGCTCAGACTGGCTAACTATTCCAACGGTAGCGTCCGATAGATTGCCGTGTCTATCTATATAGTATTTATCTTCAGAATAGCCACAATTGCACTTGTAACGAATAATAACATCATCGCCGAGAAGTTTAGCCCACTCAAGCATTCTCTTGTCACAAACAGGACAAATAAATTCTTCTAAAGCTTCTTTGGCTTCTTGCTGAAGTGTTTCTGCTGGAATGCCTGACATCTCAGCCAGCTGTTGTATCATCGGTTCGATATCTGCGATTAGTTTTTCCATCTTAGCACCTCTTCTTTGTTGATGTATTCAATAGCCTCTCTAATTCCTCTTCAGGTATCCTTATTAATATGCCACTTATTTTAATAGCCTGAATATCGCCAAGCCTTATCCAATTTCGGACAGTCCCTTCTGTTATCCTTAGTATGTTAGCTACTTCTTTAACTGTATAAAGTTTTTCCATTTAAACTCCTCCTTTTTAAAAAAAACCTTGCCCTGAGGCACGTAACAAAACCAATATATAGTTAAACAATGCTTCGTCAACTAGTTTCTCAACTAAAATACATTCTTCAGGTTCTTTTATCCATTTACCGTCTTGCCAATCTAATATTGTTTCAATCTCCCTTTTAATATCGCCAATTACATACATTTCCATCGTTTCTATCTCTAATGGGTCATCTTTTTTGCTTGCCATCTTTATAATCAAATCCATCTTTTTGATGCTCTCGCCGTTCCACTTAAAAGGAATCTTTTGTTCTTTATTCTCTATCTTTACCCAAGATCCTTTAGCCTCGTGAGGGAACTTATCAAATTTTTTGTCAAAGGCTACTTCCATCTCAAATGGCGGGACAGTTAATAAGTATTCCTTCTCATATGCTGCTTCTAAAAGCCGTTTCATACTTGATTCACCAAGTTTAAGCTTAGACAAATCTTCTTCTATTATCTCCTTTTTATGAATCTTAAGACTGTCTAAATGGAGCAGTATCCAATCATAGTAATGTTTTCTTGCCTCGCTAAAAACAGATGGATAGCCTATATACAAATAAAAGCCACGAGGGTCAAGTGCCTTTTTGCACTCTTCTGTTCTTACAACATCAGTTACTTTGGTAACTTTTATTCTTTTAATCTCTGTTCCTATACTGCTTACACTTGCAATATATTCTCCCTTCTCAGGTGGCAACATTGTAACCCCTGTTGAACGACTATACTCACCAACACTATCAAATATACAACTGCCTTTTACCTTTTTGCCTTCAATCGAATCAAACTTCAAATTGTTATCTGCTATTACTTTTTTGAATTGTTCTATGTTTGCTTGCATATCCATTTTAAGACTTCTTCTTGTTTTCGCAGTATTCTTCTAAGATAAGCTTAATCATAAATGACAGCGTTCTTTTGTTCTGTTTTGCGATCTCCTCAATTTGCTTTTTTGTCTCCAAATTAATCCTTGCATAAACATTAATCTTCTCTTCTTCCATTTTACTTCCTCCTTTTATTTGATAATACAATTAAGATAACATAAAATACATGCATTGTCAATAACAAAAAGCACTTAAATAAATTGTCTACAAAATCATATACAATTTAACGAACATTCAAAAAACTATTGACAACATTTAAAATCCATGCTATAACTAAAGTTGAACCTAAAGCACGGAAGCTTTTAATATATATACGTAATTTCTTCGTTTTGCTGTGTTTTGCTTCTGCTCTTTGATGCGCTCCTAAAAAGTTTAAAAAACTGTCGCTCTTGGCGTTCTTGGCGCTTTTGTCGCTTTTGGCGCTCTTGCTTTTGTCGCTTTTGTCGCTTTGCTTTGGTTCTTGTCGTTCTTGACCTGGTTTAGCGGAATTGTCAGACTATTCTGACTATTCTGACTATTGCAAAGATGTCAAAGGCGTCAGAAGCGTCAAAAGATGTCAAAAGCGTCAGAAGATGTCAAAAGCAAAAGCGTCAAAGGCGTCTTGTTAAAATTTTTTAAAAGCGTCAGAAGCGTCAAGAGCAAAAAGCTGTCAAGAGCGTCAAAAGCACTTCTTTTTGTTGATAAAAATCAAATTATCGAATGTGGGCAGATTTTTTTTTGTTGCAGAATATTTTTTTTGGGAGTAAGAATTTTTTTTGGGGTAAGGGCTAGTCGCCTTTGTGTGTAAATCTACCATTAACCCAAGTAATATCTAATTATTTATTTAAGGTCAAGGTCAAAAGCAAAGCAAAAGCAAAGCAAAAGATAAAAGGTAAAGGGACCTTAATTAATGACCAGCGAGTCAGTGGTTGTGGGTGGGTTGTCAGTGACTGACCAGTCAGTCAATTAAGGTAAAAAGTGCTGATTTTTGCTTGTTTTAGGGGGTGCGGGAGCGAATAAAAAAGTAAAGTGCTAAAGTATATAATTGAAGATATGGCTTTGTAAGGCTGTTAAATAAGGTTAATGTGCGATATTTGGCTATAGAGAGCCATTTTAAAATTCAAAACAACGACAAAAAGGCACTCAATTTGTTAATTTAGTTTACATAAGCTTTAAAAAGTGCAATTCAGAATTATCAGTAAAACAACAACAAAAACAAAACAAATTAACAACAAAAACAAAAAAAATAAAAACAATAAACAAATCTAAAAACAAACAAATCTGAATAACAAAAAACAACAAAAACAAAAACAAATCTGAATAACAAAAAACAATAAAACAAAATCTAAAACAAAAACAACAAACAAAAATAAAACATTAAATATCAAAACAACAAAAACAACAAAAAGAATTCAAATAAAAAAAAATCTGAATAACAAATATAAAATCAAACAAAAAAAACAAAAACAATAAAACAATAAAACAATAACAAAAAAACAAAACAAATTAACAAATTTAAAAAACAATAACAAAAACAAAAAACAACAAAAACAAACAAGGTAAAAGAACTTTATTTATTTTATTTAACTGGATAATATATAAAATATTTTTGAAGTATTTATATTTTTGGTTCAATAATTTGAATTCTTTAACTGTAAAAAAACAAAAAGCTTTAAGAATTTATAATAAAGTGCTGGAATTGTCAGAATATTCTGAATTGTCGGAATATTTAAAAAGGACTTGACAAGTCGATTCACTATGATATACTATAGGTATAGGGGGGCTATATAAACATATGGCTATATAACTATATGTTTATATAAGTCAAGCTTATCAATTGATAAGAAGGTCTTATCAATTAAGGTACTTGACAAGTCAATTAGATATGGTATACTTAAATGTAGTAAGTCGACCATTGACAATTGAATAGGGAGCAAAAAAAATTTAAAGAGTGTTTTTAAAAGATTATGTAAGGCTTTTACTTGCATAAAAGTTAACAAGCCCGGGGCTTAACAGCCCCGGGCGTTTAGTGTTTATTAAAGCTTTAAGTTTTAACAAGCACTAAAAAAAACATTTTTAAAGGAGTGTAAAAATGGTATTAGAAAAAACAGCAGTTGATGTAAGAATTTTAAAGCCCGTTAAAAGGGCTTTAAAAAAAGTAATTAAATTCAGTGATAAAAACACTGAAAAAAACATGCATGGAGTAAATTTTAAAACGATTAACGATGAATTACTAGTTGCAACGACCGACGGTTTTAGACTTGTAATTTATACAATAGACATTAAACAAATACCTAATTTAGAAATGAATTTTACAATTTCTATTAACGATGCTAGAAGGTTGTTAAAAGCTACAAAAATAATGGAATCATTTCAGACTGAATCTGAATTGGTTGTTATTACTTCAGATTCAGAAATTAGATTAGCAAAAATTGAAAAACCTTACCCAAATTATTTAAAGGTGACTGAGCAAATAACCGACGACCTTCATTTTTCTTTTATGGTTGATAGAAAAAAGCTTTTAGATACTATTATCAAGTTTAAAGATACTAATTTGATTGAAGTATCTTTAAAAGATAATGCACTATATATTGAATCAGAAAAAGTTTATATAACAGCAACGACCGTTAAAGATTTTAATATTGAAATAAGACCTTCATTTTTAATTGAAGGTTTAAAACTATTTGATGATGAATTAATTTATTTTTCTTATAAAAAAACTAGTAAATATTCTAATCATTATTTAATAGTGATGAATAACAGTGATATGTTTACTGATTATGAATGGATCCATTATTTTACAGCTTCTAAATAGTTGTAAGCCCGGGGCTTAACCCCCGGGCGTTTTTACTATTTAAAGTATCTAATTAGATATTTTAACCAGTAAAAACCTTGACAATTGGATATCGTCATAAATATATTTAAATATTTAAATATATTTTATTATAATATAAACATATTTAAATATATTTATCAGTGATCAAAACATCGTCCAGGAGCATATAAAACTTCATATATCGAATGTGGGCGAACGTGGGTAAATTGTGGGCATTAATAGATTTTATGGATACATAAATAATGCTTTGTTGACAAGTCAATTCACTATGGTATACTTAAATATAGCAAGTGACCTTTGACAACTGAATAGAGAGCAAATTTTAGTATCTTCGAGCCCTACGGGGTTCGAAAATATTAAAAAAAGGAGGTTTTAAAATGACTTTTAATTTTAGTTTTTGGAAGTATGGCGACCAGGACGGCGAGAGCCGTTTTAGGTTGCAAAGCGTCACAACCCCAAAAGGGGTTATGCATCCTGCACGGGGTATTGACCTCGTGCAAGAAGTTCTCTCTACTGGTAGGGTAGCTACCTATCTTGTAGAGAGGTTGAACCACCAGGACGGGGTTAAGATACCCGTTCAGATTAGGGGCTCCATTCCAACAAAGGGGGTGGAATTGAAGTTCCAACCTTGCAAGGGCGTCTATGCTCTTGCAAGAGCTAACAGGATCCCTGCAAAGGGGCTGTTTCTTGCTCCTGATGAGGGGATTCTGTTGTCGGACGGAGTCATTAATGCAATGGCTCCTGTAATAGGATAAATGAAGAGCCCGGAGCTTAACCGCTCCGGGCGTTTTTGATATATTTAAGCTTTTAAAAAGTTTAAACATATTAAAAAAGGAGGAATTAAAATGGCAATCGTGTTATGTGTAGAAAAAAAGCCTTTAGGATTTGCCGCTTGGGAAGAGGGCGGCGCAGAAAAAAATACAGGGTCTGTGATTATTGTCGCAGATCCTGAAGGTCGTCCAAAAAGGGCGCACTATGTCAGGACAAGAGGGCATTTAGCAAATGGCAGGCACGCTTTAGTGCCTGTTGTTAGTGGTGACGTAATCATCTTTGTAAACCGTCACGGGGATGATTACACGATTGAAGTCTGTAAAATTGCAGATTTCACTTATGACGAACAATATGACAATTGGGACGCAAACTGTGATTTGATAGCTAAGTTCTCAGAGGGAGCTTGGGACGACGAAGCGGTCGCAAGCCGTTTCGATGCAGCAATAAAGGCTGCATGTGACAAGGCGGCAGATTATCACTGCTGCAAGCCATATTATATTGTCTAAGTAGAGTTACCAGCCAGGGCTAACGTCCTGGCTTTTACTAAAAAAACAAAAAGGAGTGTTAAAAAATGTTAGATAGAGTTAAAGAAATGGAACAAAAAATGAATAAATATGGCATTTATTGTATTACAATAGATGATTATAACAACAAGGTTTATCGTAAATATTATCTGAATTCTAATAGTGAGTTAGGAGTTAGTATTAGGAGTTTTAAAAAGAATGATCCAAAAAGATTAGACTGGGAGCATTCAAAACTTATTAGTTATTCGTCTCAAGATAAAAAATTTGTAAAAATTTTATCAAAAGATATTAATTCAAGAGAATTAAAAAAGCTGTTTGAACTACAATAAACAATAAAAGCCAGGACTTAAACGTCCTGGCTTTTTATTTTTTAAGGCATTTTTAATAGATGCTTTAAAAAATAAAAGCTCTTTGACAATTGCATATTATAAAAGTATTTAAATATTTAAATATATTTTATAAAAATATAATAATATTTAAATATATTTATCAAGTTCAAAATACCGTCCAGGAGCATATAAAACTTCATATATCGAATGTGGGCGAACGTGGGTAAAATGTGGGCATTAATAGATTTTATGGATTGATAAATAACGTTTTGTTGACAAGTAATTTAAACACGCTATAATAAAGTTATACAAAAAATAAAAGGAGGAAACAAAAATGACTACACAAGTAAAAGGGCAAAAGAAAGATGCGAGCGACTGGCTACACGAAAAAGCAGATACTTTTCGCAAAATATCTATTTTTGACCTGGACGACCTCAACTTTCACTTTGGTGGTAAGTTCGCAGTCACGGAGATTTTTGGCTGTGGACTAATCTACAAAAGAGACGGAATGGGGCCAAGCACTGAAGACTTTTTAGAACCATTGGACGAGGAGTGTTTTAATGCAGACGGCTCGTTTAACGACGAGCAGGTAATGAATTATCTGAGCAAGTATGCGACACTACTCAGTATAAAGAAAATACTTTATTATATTTAAAAATTGGATAATGAGCCAGGGGCTAACCCTGGCTTAACAAAAAACAAAAGGAGGAGTTCAAAATGAAGTATATTTGGGAAGAAAAAGAAGTTACATTTAAAAACCCGACACGTTACAAGTGCGACGGGCTGAAGTATCTTTTTGAGTGGGTTGATCACGAAACATGCTTTGTGTTTTCTATTGAAGAAGAGAATGAAGAGCAAATTGTATTGTTACAAGACGGAGTATATTCCGACGAGCGCTGGCTAGAGTATCCATATGGCTGGCTTGTGGGTATTGAAAGAGCAATTATGAAAGTAAGACCGAAATAGCTACCAGCCAGAGCTTGACCGCTCTGGCTTTTTAAAAAAAGGAGGTAATAAAAATTAAAGAATTGTTACAACAATTAGTAAACAAGATGAACGAAGGCTTTTTAGATTCGTTCTATCTTGAGCTTAATCCTGATAAAGATGTCTATTTTGCACAAATATTTGTGCACATAAAAGGGCACTTTACAAAAAAAAGCAAAGTAGTTGTAACAATAGCCACTTACACAAAAAGTGGACAGGTTATAAGGTATAGCCAGAACGATAAAAAGTTCTGGGAGTATATCAATGCTTATTCTTCTGAGATAAAAAAATATCTTAGAGGAGAGAGAAGCTGGCAATTAAAATAAAAGGAGGCGATAAGAAAAATGAAAGTTCTGATAAGGGAATATCTTTTTTCTTTGGAGTATACAGTCCCTGAAGATTTTCCTAAGGTAGTATCGAAATTTGCAATACAACCT